CCTGTGCCTGTAGTTGTAACTATAACATTTCTAGCTGCGCCTCCAGCAAACGTAGTATTTGCCATTGTTGCAGAAGTGTCAGGTCTGGCTGCAGTAACTAATCTGTCATCATCTGAAGCATTCTCGTCACTTATCGTTAATGCTCGTACATCTGATAAACTCGCCATTAATGCCTCCTATTATTGGTCAGCAAAAGCAGGTGCTGTTGTTGATGTAACATTTCCAAAAATTTGATAATTAGTTGTATCTACACCCATGATAGTGACATCAAAACCAGCAGGAACATTAAGTTGAATACTACTGTTTGAATTACCATCAGAAAATACTGAACTTACTTCATTTCCATCAGTATCTAAAAATGTTACACCACCAATGTAAAAATTGGTGTTACCTGGTGTTATGATTAAAGCATCAGTTGCATCAGCAGCTCCGCCAGCATATACAAATCTAAACATAGATCCAGCTATAGGTGCTGGTAATGTGTATGTATTATCTTGTCCTCCGTCTGGTACAAGTAAGACTCTACCACTATGAGTAGCATTTGTAAGAGTTACGTTACCATCAGATAAAGACACTGGTGCGCCACCGAAAGTAGATATTTCTGTGATTGCTCCAGTTGAAGCATTTTTACTTATTGTTTTGATTGTGCTTTCAGATCTAATAGGACCTGAGAATGTTGTATTAGCCATGTAAATCTCCTTGTCTTGGCTATTGTCGAAGTTAATTCTTCGTCAAGGTAATTTAACTATACATAAAAAAAGGGTGACTTACAAGCCACCCTTTTAATAATCGAACAATTGTTCGTTAAGCTGCGCCTGGTGATCCAAACACACAACGAGGATCAGAGAATCCAAAAGCATATCTTTCTCTTGCTTTATATCTCATGTTTCCTGTGTCGAAGTCTGCTTCCATGCTTGTGCTTAATGGTGTTCTTTCAAAATATTTGAAACCATTTGGAGCATCTGTTTTGATGAAAAACGCATCTGTATCTGTTAAGAAATGGTTAATAACGTAACCTTCTGGTAACATTCCCATATTCCTAATTGCGTTTACATCGTTGTCAGCAGTTCCAGGTCTTAGAGTTGACTCTAATAAACGATCAGCAACAAACTGTAGTGCTGGTGGAATGATTAACTTCATACCACGAAGAGCTACAATCATGTTTCTCTCGTCAACAAAATTAGAAATGTCAATTAATGCACTTTCCAATGATGTTTCGTTTAAGTCAGCGGCACTTGATGGTTCATTTGAGAATGTTCCACCACCACCTAGAGGATGGTCTGTAGCACAAAGCTCTTTTCCATCACCACCAGTAAAGCTGGAATCAAACGCATTGTTTAATGTAGCAGCAGCTTTTACTTGCTTAGTGTGTGCCATTGATCTTGCTAGTGCCTTTGTGTATCTAGCACCAAGACGATCATAGAGATTATCTTCCATAGCTTCCTCAGTTAATGCGAAAGCCAATGCAATTGTCTCCATTGTATATCTTGATGTATATACTTCGTTTGCACTATCAAAAGATACACCAGCACCCTCTGATTTAGTTGCAGCATTGCCGAAACCACTAATCATTACTTCTTCTTCAAACGCTCTGTCTGATGATTCTGTATCATAGATTTCCGCATGCTCATTATCGTAACGGTCATATTCCATGCCAAAAAGGGCATTTAGACCAGGTTCTAGTTCTTTAACTAGTTGCGCTCTTGATATAGCCATAATCTAAACTCCCTTATGCTAATCCTGCACCTTTTTGTCCAAAGATGTGATTTTGAATCACAGCATAGACATTGGTTGCATCTGATGAAACATCTGAATTTTCTGGATCTTGAGAAATATCTATAACCTTTAGAGGTAAACCAGCAGTGGTTGCTCCATCAGATACATTTAATTCTGCACCAGAAATTCCCGTGACAGTAGACCCTGCTGTTGTATAAACAACATCAAAGTTACCAAGTAAATCTGCAACTGGAAATGCAGCGTTACATTGAATTTCAAAAACAACCATTGGGTCGTCAATGATAAAAGCCTCAATGTCGGAAGCATTTGTACTTGCAGGGTAAAAGTTGGAAAAGGTTTCTTTTCCAGTTGTAGGGTCTGTATACCTACAACCATTGAATACTCCAACTATTGGAACAGTACCACCATCAGCGTGAATTTCCACGCCTCCGCCAGTGACTTGCATTACTAAATCACCTTGAAATATAGCAGTTCCATAATTGGCAGCGATTCTATATCGGCTTTGTCCACCAGTATAGGGTGTTCCACCTATTCTTTTAACAGGACGTAATCCGAAAGCAGCATCTTGATTTGCCATTTAAGTCTCCTTAAAATTAAAATTACGAGTCAACGGACTTTTTGCCACCAAAGGCGACTTGAGAACGTCTCTCAGGTTTAAGCATAGGCATTGCAGAATTTGAATCTCTCATCATATCTCTGTCAATAGCCTCCATTTGATTATTTGTCTTGTTTCGATAATATTCATTTCTCTGCTCGACAAGTTCATCAGGTATCCGTGCTAACAAAAGACCACCCTGACCGATTACTCCAGCATTTTTGCCTTCATCAATTACAGGTGCATCAAAGTCGGGATATTCTTCAGCACGAACTAATTCATATCCTTCTCTAAGCCGTTTATGAATATTTGATCTATCATCATATTCCATAACTCGTTCTCTTATCCATCTGTGTTTATAACCCACAGGTGCTTCTGGAGCATCTAGCGTTGACGGTGGTTTCCACTGTTGTACTCTCGCATTTTTTTCACGAGTTTGCGACTCTCGATTAGTACGATCAGCCATTACGCTACTCCTTTTGTTTTTTCTATTTTAGCCACTTCCTGTGCATATTTTTCTAAAGGTATCCTCATTTTTTTAGCAAAAGCTACCTGACCAGGTGTTAGCTCAATAGTTTTTTTACCACCCTTTTTTAGAGACCGTCCATTGGACGCAGGAGCTACAGATTGGGTGTTCTTCTGTCCTCCCTTAAATTTGTGCGGAAACTCAACAGCCATACGCTTGCTAACTTCTGCATAATAATCATCAGTTGACGGATCAAAACCTTCTTGTCCAACTAATTGTTCATGTATAGCTCTTGCTCCGCTAGTCATAATCATATCTTGACCAAACCAAGAATTGTTATCCAACCATTTTTGTAGTTTTGGGTCTAAATCTTGTTTTTGGGCGGTCTGCCTCGTTTGCGAGGTTTCCTGTTCAACATTGCTCTTTTCCGCATTATTTCCAGTTGCTCCCGCTTGCTCAGCACGAGCTTTTTGGATTCTGAGTCTTTCATTTTCAATAGCGAGTTTAGCCATGAGGTCACTCGCTTCAGACATTTTTTCAGCATCTCCAGCATCAAAAGCCTCCTTATAAAGTTTTTTAGCTTGTGCAGTTTGTGATTCAATTCTATTACCAAACTCAGAGGTATAACCTTGATTTAACTGATTAAGCTGTTGCTTTAACTTTTCATTTTCGTCTTTTTGTTGTTGAGCAAAATTAAAAGCAGCTTCTGCTTCTTCTAATGCTTGTTTACGTTTAGCTGTTAATTGATTAATTCTTTTTTGAACATTATCGCTATATGCCTCAAGTTCTTCAGGCTCTTCATTTTTTTCACGAACAATTGTTCGGTCTTCTTCATCTTTTTTTTCTGGTGAAGTTTCAATTTTTTCTTCAGCAACAGGTGTATCATCTTCTACTTCGTAGACAAATTTTTCTTCCTGTGCTTCTTGTGTTTGTGTTTCATTATCCATTATGCTCTCCATTATATATAAGAAATGTCTTTAGGGTCAAGTATAGATGCAATAATATTATCGTCATTTATGATTCTTAGCTCTAAACCGTCCACTTTGAACTTATTTCCAGCATATCTACCCATAAGCACCCAATCTTTCTCAGAACACCACGCTCCACTTGGGAATTTATCTTTATCTTTGTAAGCGTCAGGTCCTACTTTCACAACGTATGCTACAACGCTTGCAAAACTCTCACGATCTCTAGTCTTATCAGGTATTATAATACCATTAACCTTTTCTGGAACATAATATGGAATAACAAGCATTCTATATCCAGTTGGTTTTGGCAAGCGATCAAGTGCTGATGCTTCCATTTTAGACGGATCTTTTGAGTTTGGATTAGCATCTTCTTTATCATCAAATGCTTTACTTATAGGGGGAGGAGTTGGGTTTACTTTTTTTTGTGCCATAAACCGCTCTGGCACGATCAGTTTCTTAGTCATCTAAGTCTGTACCTTTCATCGAGGATTTCAATTCTTCTTCAACCCAAGTCATTCCTCGTATTTGACCTGTTATGAACCGATAGTCTTCCATTGAGTCTATCGAACCATCAGCCAAAGATTGAGCTAATTCCTCTTTTCTTTGACGTATGTTCTTATATAAATACTCTGCTAATTTAATTCCGTCCACAATTATTTACCTCTACCTTGTGATATTCTTAAACATTTTACATGTTTATAATAAAAATAATTACCAATTTTATTAAAACATTTTGCTAAAGTTAACCAGTGCCACATCATTTTTTCTTACCTTTTTTAATTACACTTTTTAATGTTTTGGCTTGTTTAGCATGTGATTTACTAGCTTTTTCTAAACCTTTAATAACTTTTTTTATTTTTTTCTTCATTTTGTTAAACCTTTCTGCTTTTCATATGTCCTAAGTCCGCCCAATCCGAGCATGCCCATCAGAACAGTCATCAAAGAACCCATATCAAAAGTCGGTAATTCTGGTATCTGCACAGACAAATAAGCACATACAAACATAGTAACAGGTGCTAGTACGAAGTGCCAACATAAGGCGATACCGCATGTCCATCCAATAAATGGTCTCCACCCAGCTACAAATATAGATTTATGAGTGGCTTCTGCTTTGTTAATTTCTAACTGACCTTTTGCAAGCTCCTGTGCATGATTTTCAGCCATCGTTGCCACCTCATGTGCCAACTTGTTCTTCATGTCTTTGTCTTCTATAAACTTACCGAGTAAGTTACTTACTGGTCCTATTAACGCTGTTAACATTATTATCTCCCTTATGTTCGTGACCCATCCATATACCGAATACACCAGTCATTACACCCATAACCACAGATACAAACGCAGACTGACTAGCTGTTGGTGCGTCTAAATCCATAAACCATTCGGCACATCTCCAGGACATTATTGTACTAGCAAGCATCATAAATCTTGGTAGTATCTTCCATTTTAAAAAAGTTTCTACATTCATTGTTTTAGTACCTCATTCAAACCAAAGCCTTCTAATAAGACTAAAGTAAAGAACAATAACAAAATGCCTCCTGCTATTAATTTACCGCTAAAATTAGTTGAGCCTATTTTAATTGCAACAAACTCATTGCCTAATATTCTAAGAGATAACTCAAAACTATTTTGACCTATATCTAAATTTACTATTTTGTTTTTATCTTCTGTCATTAATAAACTCTCACTTTCTTGGGATCAACTTTAGGGATTAATTTACAAATACAGTCATAAACTTGTTCTTTGTTGTTTTTCATAAATGTTTGATTACTAAGTTTTTTCTCAAATCTTAAACAATCATTTATATTACGAAAATAAATTGCACCCTCATTAACTAAAAATCCATTTAAAGTGCAATATAACATAAAAGCTGTCATTTGTTTTTAACCGCACTATTTAAAGAATTAATTACATCATCTATATTAGGCTCTTTACCCCACGGATTGTAAATACATTTATACTGTCTAGGACACCAACTCTCAATCATCATCTCATATGTTTGATTATTTCCTATATAAATACAAGCCATCATACCAGTTTTAGATTTTATCCTTTTTTTTAATCTACAAGTTGTATATTTTTTTTTTTGATTTTACCTTGCCATATTTTTTGTTCTCTTGTGTATTCCTTTGGCTTATAGATATATCCATCTGCTTTAGCTCGCTTTACCCAAACAGAAGCAACTAGTAAAGCAAATCCGCCTATTATAAGCGCTACAAGAAGCCATGTGATAGCTTCGCCTATCTGCCGTCTCATTTGTTGTTGCTTATACACAGTCTCTTGTCTTTGTTTTCTGATCTGACCTTCCATTGCAAGAAGTTCCTCATAAGCTCCAGGTCCGTGTGTAAGGTTTAAAAATGTCTTGAGTTCGTACCTTTGTTCCTCAAGTTTCTTCTTGGCTGCATAAGCAGCGAGAGCTGCTTCCTCAATAGATCCAGCCTTAAACAGTTTGCCAAACAGGGGAGGATTTTTGGCTTGCTTTTCTGCGTTATCAACATCTGAAACAGCTCCCATCCAACGTCCAATATCTCCAGACATTTGCTCAATATCACGCCCTACTGCAAAACCTTTTTTTATTGCATCAAATGCTTTAGAGGCTACGCCTACAGCTAATGATATTGTTACTGGATCTATAATAGTTCTCCATTAAAAAACGCCCTCAAACCTTTGCGGTCTAGCTATCTTTGAGAACTTTGTTATTATTTTTGCTTTGTTTTTTGGCTTTACTTGTTTTCTTTGATTTATTTTCTTTTGTACTTTGTTTCGTTTTTGGTTCGACATCTGCTATAACCTCTAATACTTCCAAAGGATTTTGTTTTATTACTGCTTTTATAACAACTTCTGGTGAAGTTATTATACCTTGTTCAGCAAGTCTTGTTTGCCTCTTCTTTTCTTTCTCTTGTGCAATCATTCCTGCACGAACTGAACTAACCATTTTATTTCCTTCCCATAGCATTCATAGCTGCTATGTCTCTTTGAGTTTGTATTCTATCTTGAGCAATTTCTTCTTGTTGCTGAAGACGTTTGTTGTCAATCATTGTATCATTTGACTCTTTTTTCGCATCCATTTCTGCTTTTTTCTGAAATTGTTCGGCTTTTTGTTGTATTTCAGAACCACGAAGAGCTAGTTCTTGTTTTCTTAAACTAACAAGAGGATCTTCTTGTGGTGGAGGTGTAAGTGCTTGTGCGTATTGCTCTTGCACTTCGGCTGCAATTTCTGCTGCTCTTGATGCAATTTGATCTGCTATCTGCTTTTGCATGTTAGGGTCTTGTTGCATCATCATTTGTTGTTCTGGTGGTATTGTTGCCATGACTTCTTGTTGTGCAGTTATTTCTGACATCATAGCAATATGCTCGGATATATGACCTTGCAATGTCATAAGTATTGACGCATTTGATTGTGCCACAGGAGTAGAAATCATAGCCAGATGCGCTGATATATGTGCCTGATGATTTTGTTCTGGGAAAGCAGTTAAAACTCCTAATCTCAATGCTTCCTGATTTTCTTTTGCTGGGTTCATGGGCATTGGTTGTGGGGG